AAGAGTACCTTACGCTTATTGCCAATGCCTGTGCCAACAAAGAGGTCTTTAGAAATATCAACAAGGTTCTCGTCACTGATTTCAGCGCACTGCTTTGTCGCATTCCATTCACCTACTTCGATGTCCTTGCCTGCCATGTACCAAATGCCACCTGTAAACCATGTGTACATTCCGTCCTTGGTAGGATGAGCAATGACATTCTTCACGCCCCAAAGGAAAGTATTCTCCTGTGCAAGACGCATGTCGTAGATACCATCCTCTTCAATATCAGAGAAAGACCAGTCAACTTCCTTTTCTGCAATCTTGTCAAAGGTGCTCTGCTCTACCTGAATCATGAAGTTCTGACAGTACTGTATCTCTGGCATTGGAAGGTTGTTAAAGCGGCCTGTCTGTACGTCAAGCTCACCGCATGCCTTACCCATACGCACAAGAGTAGTACCACTTGGAATAGCTGGCACATAGATTGTCTGACCTGCTGAGTTCTTGTTACCATTAACTGCATAAACTACAGGCATTGATGTACTCTCGTTACGTCCACAAACACACAGCACAAGGTCAGGAGTATTCTCATCGTTTGGATCATAAGCCTCGCCCTTGTCATTGTACTTACCCTTAACACCTACTACGCGGATAGTATCGTCCAGAGTAAACATGTTTGCATCGTCCACTGGCAGTGAAATACTTGCACCTGAAGCCTGTGCTGTAACTGCTTCGTTGGTCTGACAACTGATAGGACGTGTGCCAACTGAATAATACTTTACCTCAAAAGACTTGCTTGACTGTGCCTTGGCATAACGACTGATTTGGTCAACAGGCGTTGCCATAGGACGTATCTTAATGATACGCTGGTCAATCTCTTTTGAGTAAAACTCTGGGTCACCATCCTGGCGGCCCTCTGTCTCTGTAGCAATACCTGAAGGAGGTGTTGCCATTCCACCCTCACCTGACTCTGTCTTACCAGCATCAGGAAGGTTGCTGGCGTCTGCCATCATGACACCAGACTGTGCACCGCAAAGCAGCGCAATGAGTGTAAAGAGCATGCTATACACCCAATTTGAAGCTTTAGATACTTTCTTCATCTTCTTTTTGTTTTAATTGGTTAATAAAAAATCGAACTATATTAAGATTCGCGTCTGCGTTTCTCGTTTCCTCTCTCCCAAATGGTCTTGTTGCCTTCGCCATATCTTTCTATAGCACCGAGGTTTCTGCGTGGCTTCTGACTTACTGATGTGTTGCTGCCATCAAGAGCAGAGACACCGTCACCGCCTTTCGCCTTACGGAGCTTTTCCTCTATCTTGGTGTTCTTGCCTTGCACAAGACCTTCTTGGTTGGCGTTAGCTACATCGGCATCGTGATTGATAGCTTTTAGAGCCATGTCGATTGCTTCTGCTGTGTACTTACCAAGAACAATATCATTGGCAATCTTATTGAGTACTGCTGTTGCTGCATCAATCTGCTCGTCTGTATAACCCTTCTCTGCCTGCAAAGCATCAAGTATCTTATCACTCTCTACAAGGTTAGCCTGGTACATATCATCCAGCTCTTTGTTCTTTGCCATGCGCTCTACCCATTCTTTGTTAGCGGCTGCTATTGCTTCCAACTTCTCAGGGTCGTTGATAGCATCAAGGATAGTTTCTTTTCCATGTCTCCGAATGAGAGCTATCTCAGGGTCTTCTCCATTGCGCCAATCTTGCAGGAACGCTGCACTGCGAGGGTCTTTGTTGAACATATCAACAAAGGCTTTTTCTCTCTCCTGATAACCTGCTATGTTTTTATCGTATTCGTCGTAATCATCGGAAATCTGTCCAAAAAGGGCTTCTTCGTCCTCAAAAGACTTGTCAGGATAACGACTGCGTAAACGCTCATTAAATGCTTCGCGCTTACTTGTAACTTGTTGATTTTTAACGTTTGCCATAATTTACTGGTGTTAATAAGTGATTTATCTGCTACAAAATTAAATACAAAAAAACATAAGTGACTTTTAAGTTCTAACATTTAAAATCGCTAAATTTGCAGTAGAGACAAATCCAACAAATAAAACAATGAAGCCGAAGGGAAGTAATGTTGATTATGAGGAAGATAGAAAAAAGGATTTGATGAGGGCTTATCACGAATATATAGATAGTCATAAGCATGTAAACTTACTAATGCTATATAAGACTATTGTAAATATGCCCTCAGAACGTTTTTGGGTTTCCGAAGAAAGGGCTGCTGTGGTTATTTGTTCCATGATGAAAGGTGATACCCTGAGCACCATGCGACCTACAAAGAGAGAGATGCACTACGAGATTTTCAGAAGGGCAATGGAATTGAGAAAGAAATTTCCTAATCTAACTATCTTGCAGATAGCTTTTAAGGTTGTCAGACAGCCTGCACCAAAATTCTATATCACTCCAAGTTATGCACAATCTGTAATACTTTCTTTTAAGAAAAAATGGTTCGAAGAGAGAAGGAAAAAGCTGCGACACTTATTTTAAGTCTCGCCTGTATCATTATATGTCTGCTCACGCCTGTAATGGGGGTGAGCTTAACCGACATGGGAATATGCAGTGGGTGTTCCCTGACTGCACGCTTCGCTTACTCCTTCTTTCATGCTTCTGTTCCTCATGCTCTCATTAACTGCTGGTGCCTGCTGTCAATAGCATTTATCTATCGCGTATCGTTTGGGTATCTGATTGCTGCATACATCATTGCTGTGCTCTACCCCTTTGGTGGGGACATTCCTACTGTAGGTCTGTCTGCTGTATGCTTCGCACTAATGGGGATGGTTTCGCTCCAATCACAAAGGCGATTATACTTTCATGCTTGGGTGTTGTCCTTTATAGGTGTTTCGGCCCTGCTTGCAGCATTCCTACAGGAACTGATAAGTATTGCTCCACCAAATAACCTGCTGCATCTATACTGCTACATCTGTGGTATTGTAATAGGTTTCCTTAATACTCCGCTAATCACGTATGGACGATAAACTGACGAAGCCCATATTACAGATACTTGCCACCAATGAGGAACGTAACAAGGTTATAAATACCAAGTTCAACCCCATCACTGGTGAAGGGTCTCTTGGAGAAAGAGAAAAGTTTACTCTTTCGGATTTCTCCTTGCCTGTGCAGTATCTGCCAAAGCGGATGATGAAGATACCTCTTGTAAAGCAACTGCAGGAGGCTGGCTCTTTAAAGCAATTCCTTAAAGACATCGGTGCAGAGGATTTGGAGGGTGACAAGGAAAAACTTGTTGAGCAGTTCGTCAGGCTGCGTATTAAGCATGACTTTGCGTTTTGGGCTGCTACCTATGTGTATATTAAAAACAAAGGTGGTGGTGATGATGTGCTTTTCCGTCTTAATCGTGCACAGCGAAGGTTGGTTGCGCACTTTGAGAAGGCAAGGCTTGCAGGAAAACCTATCCGTATTATACTGCTGAAAGCAAGACAATGGGGCGGCTCTACCGTGACACAGATATACATGGCATGGCTGCAGCTCGTTCATAAGGTAGGTCTGAACTCTCTCATTGTGGGTCACGTGAAGGATGCTTCTACAGAGGTCAAGGATATGTTTGACCGTCTGCTGAAAGCTTATCCTTTGGAGCTGCTGCACCTCATGGGAGAGGCATATAACGAGAAGGAGCCGAAACTTGTTGGCGTTGGTAACTCTGGCAATATACAGAGAATACCTCAACGTAACTGCAAGATAAAGATAGGTACTGCCGAAAAACCTGACTCTGCACGTGGTGGTGACTATAACCTTGTACATCTGACAGAGGTGGGACTGTGGAAAAAGACAGAGAATAAGACTCCTGCTGACATCGTGCGCTCTGCAACATCAGGTATATTGCTCCGTCCGTTTACCATGATCGTGTATGAGTCAACTGCTAATGGTATCGGTAATTTCTTCCACAAGGAGTATCTTGCAGCAAAAAAGAAGGAGTCTCAGTTTACTGCTGTCTTTATTGCGTGGTTTGAGATTGAACAGTACGCTCTACCTTTCAGCAGCACGAAGGAGTGGGAACGTTTTGCCAAGTGGCTTTATGAAAACAAAAATAACGACACTGTAGCAAGCGAGAGAGAGGAACCTGA